TCACAATTAGATGGAACAGGAGCACAAAACGCTGTCGCTAACATAACAGCAGGCGTTAGCAGAACCAGAGCACAAGTAGGAGCTAATGTTTTAATTAAAAACGAAGATGATTACGACGGCAATCATTCTGCAGGCAGCACACAAAAATCTTGGGCTGGAAAATATCCAGGACAATTAGGCAATGCGTTAAAAGTATCATTATGTGATTCAAATACGTATGCAAGTTGGGAATTTGTAAATAACTTTCCAAATACACCAGGTACATCAACATACGCCTCAACTAGAAATGGAACAAATGATGAAATGCATATAGCTGTTGTAGATGAAACCGGGGCATGGACAGGAACTGCTAATACAATTTTAGAAAAATTTGAATTAGTATCTAAGGCTTCTGATGCGTTGTTGCCTGATGGTTCATCAAATTTTTATGTAGATGTAGTTAATAGACAATCCAAATATATTTGGTGGTTAGGACATACTTCTAATGTAGAAGCAGTTGGAACTGTGTGGGGTACAACAGCACAAGATTCTACATTTAAGAGTACTAACAGTGGTAATGGAAATATTAACTTTTCCTTATCAAATGCTATTTCAAATGATACATTAACTGATGGAAATATACAAACCGCTCTTAATACATTTAAGAATGATGATTTATTTGACATATCACTTTTACCATTAGGTGAAGTATCTAGTGCTACAGCAATATATGCTATTAATAATATTGCAGAAGCAAGAAAAGATTGTGTGGTGTTTATTTCACCAGAACAAGCTGATGTTGTTAATAACATTGGAGATGAATCAACTGATGTTACAGAATTTAGAGATACATTGCCTTCATCATCTTATGCTGTAATGGATTCAGGGTATAAATATCAATATGATAGATTTAATGATGTGTTTAGATATGTACCATTAAATGGAGACACAGCAGGTCTTTGTGTAAGAACTGACTTTACAACTGATCCATGGTTTTCACCAGCTGGATTTAACAGAGGTCAAGTTAAGAATGTAGCAAAACTTCCATTTTCACCAAGACAGACTGAAAGAGATGTGCTTTATAAAAAAGGTGTAAACCCAGTAGTTACTTTCCCTGGACAGGGAACAGTTTTATTTGGCGATAAAACACTTCTTGCTAAACCATCTGCTTTTGACAGAATTAATGTAAGAAGACTATTCATTGTGCTTGAAAAATCAATTGCAACTGCTGCCAAGTTTCAGTTGTTTGAGTTCAATGATGCATTTACAAGATCACAATTTAGAAATCTAGTAGAACCATTTTTACGAGATGTGCAAGGTAGACGTGGAGTTACAGACTTTAAAGTTGTTTGTGATGAATCAAATAATACAGGCGAAGTAATAGATAGGAATGAATTTGTTGCTGACATATTTATTAAGCCTGCAAGAGCAATTAACTTTATGCAACTCAACTTCATTGCAACGAGAACAGGTATTTCGTTCGAAGAAGTTGGTGGATAAAAGGGAGATAACTAATGTCAACAGTATTTAATGTAGAACGATTTAAATCTGCCCTTACAAATGGTGGTTTAAGACCTAATCAATTTGCAGTACAGCTTTCATTTCCAACATATGTTGCAGGAGCTGCTAATGCAGTTCAAAAGTCACCGTTTTTGGTTAATGTAGCTGAACTTCCAGGTCAGATTATAAATCCAGCAATTGTATTGTATCGTGGAAGAGAAGTTAAGTTTGCAGGTGATAGAATTTATGCACCTTGGACAATAACAGTTCTTAACGATTCTCAGATGAGTGTAAGAAATGGAATTGAACAATGGATGGCTGGAATGGAAGATTTACAGACAAAAGTAGGTAGATTAAATCCAGCTGAGTATCAAAGAAACTTAGATATATTCCAATTAGATAGAAATGGTAATGTTTTAAAAACTTATACCTTACTAGACTGTTTCCCTATAGACCTTTCTCCTGTAGCATTAGACTTTGGAGCCAATGATCAGATATCAACATTTACTGTAACTTGGCAATATCAGTCGTTTGCAACATCAGGTGGTGGTACTAATTTGGGTAGCATTCTTGGATTTTAATAAAGGTTAATTTTTGTCATGGCAATCAATTTATTTGGTTTTACAATAGAGCGATCAAAGAAGCCGGATCTTACTAATCAATCGATAGTATCTCCGGTTTCTGAAGATGGAGCAATAACTGCAACTTCAGCAGGCTATTACGGCACTTTTGTCGATATAGATGCCTCAACAAGAAGTGAAGCAGATCTAATTTCAAGATATAGAGAAATAGCAGGGTATCCTGATTGTGATAATGCTATTGAAGAAATAATTTCAGAGGCAATTGCAGGAATAGATAATGAAGAGCCAGTTGCAATTAATTTAGAAAAATTAAACTTATCTGAAAGTTTAAAAAAAACTATAACAGCTGAATTCACTCAAGTAAAAAAACTCCTCGATTTTAATGACAAGGCACATGACATCTTTAGAAGATGGTATGTGGATGGAAGAATTTATTATCAAAAAATGATTGATAAAAAAGATATATCTTCTGGAATCCAAGAATTAAGATATATTGATCCAAGAAAAATTAGAAAAGTAAGAGAAATTAAAAAGAAAAAAACTCAAGAAGGTTTAGATTTAGTTGAAACAATAGAAGAGTTTTTTGTTTATAATGAAAAAGGATTGGCTTATAGTCCTGGTGTTCCTCCTACTAATTACAATCATCAGACTGGTGTAAAAATTGCAACTGACACTATTGCTTTTTGTCCATCTGGAGTTATGGATTTACAAAGACAATTGGTTATAGGTTATTTACATAAAGCAATCAAGCCAGTTAATCAGTTAAAAATGATGACCGATTCATTAGTAATTTATCGTATATCAAGAGCACCTGAAAGAAGAATATTCTATATTGATGTAGGTAATCTACCCAAATTAAAAGCAGAACAATATATGAGAGATATCATGGCAAGATATCGAAACAAAGTTGTGTATGATTCTGCAACGGGTGATGTAAAAGATGATCGTAAGTTTATGACAATGTTAGAAGACTTTTGGTTACCAAGAAGAGAAGGTGGTAGAGGTACAGAAATTACTACTTTACCAGGAGGCTCAAATTTAGGTGAGATAGCTGATATTGAATATTTTCAAACAAAAGTATATCAATCACTTAATATACCTACTTCAAGATTTCAACAGCAGTCAGGATTTAACTTTGGAAGACAGGCAGAAATAACTCACGAAGAGATAAAATTTATTAAGTTTATTAATAGATTAAGAAAGAAATTTAATCATTTATTTAATGATCTTCTAAGAACACAATTAATTCTTAAAAATATTATTACTGATGCTGATTGGGAAAATATGAAAGAAGATATTTCTTATTCATATGCACAAGACCAATATTTCCAAGAAATGAAAGAATCTGAAAATATGAGAAATCGTATAGATCTTTTAACTCAAATGCAACCATATGTTGGAAGATTTTATTCAGATGATTATATAAAGAAAAAAGTTTTGAGGTTATCTGATGAAGAAAGAGAAGAAATTGATATAGATATACAAGAAAATCCCCCTCCTCAACAAGAAGACCAATAAAATCTTATAAATAATACAAATATAAGGAAATATTATGTCAGAAGCAGAAACAGCAGAGCCAGAAGTTGATCAAGAACAAGAATTGGAACCTAATCATATAGGTAATTTTATTGATAATGTGTTAGATGGAAGTAATTCTGCTGCTAAAGACCATTTTGATAATGCCATAGCGTTAAAAATTACTCAATCGTTGGATACAGAAAAACAAAATTTAGCAAGTAGTCTATTCAACCAGGAGCATGAAAATGGCCAACCACAAAAAAATGACGCAAGCTGAAATTGAAAAAAAAGAGGACATAGTTAAAGGTATGAAAAAGAACTTCAATCAATTTAGACAAGAATATGGCGATAAAGCAAAAGAAGTTATGTATGCTACTGCCACAAAACAAGCAATGGGCGAAGAAACTTCTGAAGAAGAAACAGAAGAAGTTTTTGTAGAGCATTGGTGTGCTAAACACGTTTATCATGATGTGTATGGTGAAGGTACAGTTATGGAAGGTAAACATGATATACCTGATGATAAAG